TGGTCCCTGAAGGCTACTACATTAACCGTCGCTTCACTGATACTGATGCGTGGTTTGTTAAGACTGATGTGCCGAATGGAACGAAGATGTTCGTCCGTTCTCCGCTTCAGACTAAAATGGAGCCTGACTTTGATACCGGCAATCTGCGATTCAAAGCCCGTGAGCGTTATAGCTTCGGTGTCTCTGATTGGCGTGGATGGTACGGTTCTGCTGGCTAATAAGATAGTTGAGAGAGGTAGTGTATAGGGTGAAAGCCCCCAAGCTACCTCTCTTATACTTATAAGGGAGTTATTATGACAACAAATATTAAAGTAGCACAAAATGTAAGTACAGATGGTGCTATTATCACAGGGTTTCGTTACGTAGATAGCGGCCTAACACTTGGAGATGAAGGCACAGGAAGTACTCCTACGCCCTCACACACTCGTGTCATGGCTATGCACGTATACTCCACAATTGTTGGAGACATTATTATTAAGGGTACCAAACAGATTACGAATAAGACAGCAGCAGGTACAGCTATTCGATACCGTGTTGCTGCACTTGATTCACAAGATACTTACATAGGAGATATGGGTGTAGGCGTATTTGGAATTGTAAGCCTTGCAACTTCAGGTGCTGCTGCTATGCTCCCAACCATTACATTATATGTAGGCTAACGATGTCTACATACTCTGATTTAAAAGCAGCCTTAATCTCTACTACTGAGAACGACGGTACTGAATTTACTAATGAGATACCTAATTTCATTAGCAGAGCAGAGCTACGCCTGACTAAAGATATTGATGACTCAGGTTTAGATGAGTATACTGCTTTCTCATTCACGGCTAGTAATGCAGTTGTATCTCTTGGAGATAGAGTACGAATAGTTCGTAATGTAAATTTCACAACAAGTGCTGGAAGTAAAGTTAATTTACTTCAGAGGACAATTGAATACTGTAATGACTACTGGCCTGTAAGTGCTTCTACAGGTGAGCCACGTTATTATGCACGTAAGAATAACAGTTCTATATTTATAGTACCAACTCCTGTATCTGCTTTAACAGGAGAAATCCAAACAGCTTCCCAACCATTAGCCTTGGCTTCTGCTACAGGCACAAGTGTTACTACAGCAAATTATTTTACTAATTACTGTTATGACGCTTTATTTTTTGCTGCCATGATGGAAGCTACTATGTTTATGAAGGACTGGCCTACAGTTCCTGCATGGCAAGCTCAGTATGAAGCAGCAGTTATTACACTAAGAAATCAAGCTAGAAGGACACGTCAGGATGACATGGCAATTGCTGCCTCACCTGCGGGTGGTCCTGATACAATTACACCGGGGAGTCCATAATGTCTAACACATCTACACCTACAATTATTACTCAAAAAAAACCAAAATCAATGACTATGGGACAATTAAAAACTGCTGTCATGGAACGACATAGCATTCAAAATGCTACTAGTTTAGAAGGTTCTACTAGAGAACAATTAATGAAAGCATTAACAAAACCTCCTATAGTTAAAAAACTTATTGGGGGAGGAATTAAAGCTGCTGTTAACTCTGCTACTAAAGCTGCTGCTAAAGCTGCTGCTAAAGCCAAAAGAAATGTTAAGAAAAAAGTTGATAAAGCTTTATATTCTAGTAGTGATACAGGACCAAAAGCTCCCGGTGTTACTGCTGGTGGAAGAACATCTAAAAGTGCTGTTATAGGACAACGGAGAGTTGCTGATTATACTAAAGGCAGACGCATTGAAGGTGCTAAAGCTGGTGTAGGAGTTGGAGCAGGGGGTGCTGCTCTTGTTAATAGTGGTTATAATTCTGGTTCTGGTAACATTTCTATAGAAAACTTTAAAAATAGGAAACAAATGGAACGTGGTAAAATGCGTAAAACTATCCAGAATATAAAAGGCACACCTGCGGAAATTGCTAAAGATAAAAAAGCAAAGAAAGTAGTAACTGCACCTAGACCTAAACGTAAACCAAAAGTTTCACAAAATAATAAAATTAAAACAAATAATCTTAAACCTGAAGTATTTATCTCTGGAGATGTATCTTATGATATGAAGAATCAACCTAAGAGGATGGGTGGCGGTAAAGTAAAGGGTTACAAAAAAGGTGGATCAATTACTTATCGTATGTCAGGTGGTCAAGTAGTTGGTCACGGTTATGATTAGTAGGTCTAGTGCTAGACAACAGATTATGAAACCGCCTAAGAAACGTAAGGGAAAAGGAAAATTTAAATGGAAAAGAAAACAGAAGTAAAAACAGTAGCTGTCGTTGAGCAGCCTGTTAAGAAGCCAGAACCTAATCCTAATAATAATATTGGAATAGCTTGTTTTGTTGCTGTAGGTATTGTTCTTCTTGCAATTGTAATCTACAAAAAAGTAAAGGGAAAGAAATAATGTCGGGACCACATACACTAATTGATCGTAGTATTCCACTGAATGATATCGTAGGTAAACCTACAGGTCAGGGATTTGGCGCTGCACGTAAAGGGCCATCAGTTACAGGTAAAGCAAAAGATGCTGTTGTTGATGAAGACTACCAACAGGGTAAATCTTTTGAAGTAGAAGGTTAAGTTATGGGTAATAAAAATACTGTTCGTAAACCAGCGTCTCTTAGAACTAGAGGTAAAAAAAACTTAAAATCTAAGTCTAATACTTCTATGATAAAACCTATTGCATCTGAATCATCATCAAGAAAAAAGCCTCCTTCTTTTTCTTCAATGATAACAAAAGCTTTAAAACAGAAAGCTTCTCGTAAAGGGCAAAAACGGATTGAGGCAGCGGCAAATCCTAAGAAGCCTAAGAAACCTAAGAGCGATCTATCACCACGAGAATATCTTAAACAGCAAGCTAAGATAAAGGATATAATGCGTAACGATGTAGAAATCGTCGTTAATCAGGATAAAAAGAAACCTAAGAAGCCTGTTATAGCTACCTCAGTTAAGAAGCCTAATTCAGTTAAGAAAACTAAACCTAAGTTTGTATCAGAATCAGGTTTGGGTTCTACTCCTATTGGCACAGAAGATAGAAAAAGAACTATAAAAAGTAAACCAAAAAAACGTAAAACTGTTGGCGAGGCTATGTTTGGTAGTGACCAAACACCTAGAAATCAAATAGTCAAGAATCCCTTTACAGGCAATGATATGACTATTGAATATGATTATCCAGACTCTGACGATAGGAAAATGGGTGGTAAAGTAAGACGTCGTATGGGTGGTAAAGTAAGGGGTTACGGTAAAGCACAACGAGGTTACTAGTGGATAGTAAAAAAATAATAAAGCTATACCAAGAGTCTGTTGATCAGGGTATAGATAATTATGATTTACTAGACAATGATATTAAGAAACCTATTAAAGAAGACTACAGTAATTGGGATGACTACTGGGTTTCTTTTATCAGCTACATGAAAGAAAAGTATAGATATACATATGGCAGTAAAGCGCAAAAAAAGTAACATGAAGGGCATGACTATTGGTAAGGGCATGAAACGCCCTACCAAGTCTGGTGCTGGCATGACCAAGAAGGGTGTTGCTAAGTATCGTAGGCAGAACCCCGGTTCTAAACTACAGACTGCTGTGACTGAAAAGAAACCTACTGGTAAACGTGCAACAAGGCGTAAGTCTTACTGTGCTAGATCAGCAGGACAAATGAAAAAGTTCCCCAAGGCTGCAAGTAATCCTAACAGTAGGCTAAGACAAGCCCGTAAAAGATGGAAATGCTAATGATTAAAAAAACTAAACCTCTTACTATGAGACAAAAAGAAACTTTAAAAAAACACTCAGTACACCATACAGCAAAACATATGGCTAGTATGAAAAAAGCAATGGGGAGCGGAAAGACTTTCGGTGCTGCTCATAAAGAGGCAATGAAGAAAGTAGGCCGTTAATGGCAGTAGCCACTAAGCGTGATCCTAAGAAGTGGGCTGCTGCTAAGTCAAGAGCAAAGGCTAAGATGGGTGGGCACTCAGCAAGAGCAATGCAGTTAGCAGTTAAGTATTATAAGGATTCTGGTGGTACGTACTCAGGTAAGAAGAAGCCTACTAACAAGTTAGCTAAATGGACAAAACAAAAATGGACAACGAAATCAGGCAAGCCAAGCAGCAAGACAGGCGAGCGGTATCTTCCCAAGAAAGCAATCAAAGCACTGTCATCAAAGGAATATGCAGCGACCACCAAGGCAAAGAGAGACGGGACTGCTGCCGGGAAAAAGAACGTGCCGCAGCCAAAAAAAATAGCTAAAAAAACAGCACAGTATAGGAAAGCGTAATGGCAGTATCAGGTACATATGATTTTAATCTTGATATAGATCAAGTAATACAAGAAGCAATGGAGATGATTGGGGGAGAGCAAACTCTTGGTCACGAACCTGCTTCTGCTAGACGTTCAATAAACCTTATGCTTAAAGACTGGCAGAACAGGGGAGTTCTCCTGTGGACTACAGAGACTACTGCTGTTACTGTAACTTCCAGTGTAGGTTCTTATAGCCTCAGTAGTTCTACTATAGATGCTCTTGAGGTTGTTCTTAATAGGGATAGTACTGACATTCAGTTGGAACGTATCTCTCCTGAAGAATATCTAATAATCCCCAACAAGACCCAGACAGGCAGACCTTCTCAGTATTCTATACGTAGGGGACGGGATAACCCTGTTCTTTCAGTATGGCCTATTCCTGAGAACTCTACTGATGTAATGAAGATTGAACGTATTAGTTCTCTGATGGATGTAGATAAATCTGCTGGACAGAATGCAGACATGCCTACACGTTTTCTACCACCTCTTACTTGTGGTCTTGCTTACTACATGTCAATGAAACGTCCCGGTGTAGAAGCTGCTAGAATACAAATGTTAAAGACTAACTACGAAGAACTTCTTGCCAGAGCCTTCCAAGAAGATCGTGAACGAGCTACCATGAGGGTTGTACCTAGATTGAGGTATGTTTAATGGCAAGTAATAAGAACGCAATAGCCATGTGTGATACATGTGGCTTTGTCTACCCTCATCGGGTAATGCGTTTTAATAGTTATGGTATGTTAGTATGTCCTACAGACTTTGAAGGACAGTTTGATCTAAAGAATCACCCACAAAATAAAATTCCTGATGTCAGAGACAACCCTGCTATACGTGATCCACGCCCTGATAATGGCGGTAGGAACCTTACGTGGGCGGAAGCTACGACTAACTGGGAAGACACAGACAAGTATTGGAACCTAATATGACAGACTTAACCGGAAAAACAATTGCTAATACTTATAAGCAACTACTAAGAGTAGGTGTAAGTACTAATACTGGTGTTAGTGCTGGACTTGTTCCTATTGAAAGTGGTGATGGAACAGACAGTTCTTTTCAATTAGCTACTGAATCAGCTAAATTTACTGGTACACTTGCTATAACTGGTGCTACTTCTATTGCTTCTAATCTACACGTCTCTGAAAAAGTATGTGCTTCTGCATTCTATGGTGATGGTTCTAATATTAGTGGTGTTACTGCAACTATTGCAGGAAACATCTCAGTCAGTAATGCCACAGTAGGTGGTAATTTATATGTAAGTGGTACGGCTACCATAGTAGGTGCGACACATCTACAGGCTGCTCTCTCAGTTGGTGGTGCAGCACAGTTTGGTTCTACGGTTACAGTATCAGGTGCAGCACAACTACAGAGTACAGTAACAGCCGTAGGAGCAGCTACCTTTAAGTCTACAGTTACAGTAGAGAATGTAGCAGCCCTGAAGAATAATGTAACAGTGGGTGGTACATTTAATGTAGCAGGTGCTTCTGGCTTTACATC